TGTAGTTGTACCTGCTTTAGTTACTTACTTAGGAGTTGATGAAACAACTGCAAAAGATTTGTACTATGCAATCCTTACTTTAATTGTAGGACAGGGAATTGCTGATGTTGCAAAAAAGTAATAGATACAGATTAAAGCCACACGAAATAGTGGCACTAGAAAAGATGCGAGAAGCCGAGACTAGAAATGTTCTAGTTATCGGTGACTTGCACGAACCGTTCTGTTTAAATGGCTACTTAGACTTCTGTATAGAACAATACTATGCTTATAATTGCACAGAGGTAGTCTTTATAGGTGATGTAATCGACAATCACTACTCTAGCTATCACGAAGCTTCAGCTGATGGAATGGGTGGCTTAGATGAGCTAGAATTAGCTATTAAGAAAATAGGGCGTTGGCGTGATGCTTTCCCTATGGCAACTGTAATTATTGGAAACCACGATAGAATAATAATGCGTAAAGCTCAGACTTCCTCAATACCTTCTAAATGGATAAAGTCTTTTAAAGAAGTCCTAGAAACTCCTGATTGGAACTTTGTAGAACGATACGAAGCAGACGGAGTTCAATATATACACGGAGAAGGTGGAACAGCTAGGACTAAATGTCGTGCTGATATGATGAATACAGTTCAGGGGCATTTACATACGCAATGTTATACAGAACACTATGTAGGAAAGAAGTTCAGAGTATATGGTACTCAAGTTGGTTGTGGTATCAATCACAAATCTTACGCAATGGCATACGCTAAATATGGTAAAAGACCTGCTGTTGGCTGTGCAGTTATATTAAATAACGGTCAAACTCCCATCAATCTTTTAATGCCTTTGTAATGAAGGAAAGCCAATCAATCAAGATATTTATAATGTATATGCTTATAATTTTAGTTATTTTATTGCTGAATTTATAGCTTTTTAACCCTTTTTTCAACCAATTTTAATCTTTTTTTAAATTTATTTTAGTATAATTTACTAGATAAGGGATAACTATTTTTAATATTTTTAGTTAAAAAGTCTGTTAAAAGTTAGGTTAGTAAGTTTTTTATTGTATCTTTGCTATATGAAAACAACAACTAATATACTTATTAAAAATGTTACTGAAGAAAACCAATACAAAGGTTCTTACAAAAGAATATTTAATATTTTAAATAAAGATAGTATATTTTGTGAAACTTACGAAACTGAAAAGTCAGTAGGTTTAAAAGAAGGCAACTATTACTTAGAAATTGAAAGAACTTTAGATTGCAACGAAGAAGATTTAATTTCTAAATTAAAAAATGTAACAATAATTAATAATTAAATAAATCAAGAAATGAGCTACAAAACAGTAAACAAAAACACAAACGCTACTTATTTTTTAAATGAAGAAGAATTAATAACCTTTTTTAAAAAAAATAGGGTTCAAAATTACAGTATTACAAATTTAACAAAGCAAAAGAGAACAAGAACAAATAAGATGTTAGATGTAGTTGCTCACTTATGTTTAATAGGTGTTTCGGTCTTAGGTACTTTACTTTACATTCAAAACTACTGCTAAGATGACAATACTAGACGCAGAATATTTAGACTATACTTATGTAGATTATAACAAGCCGTTCTATTCAAATCTTTTTGAAAGAGAATTAGACAATACTAAAGTAAAAGCTGATGAATGGTATTTAAAGCCTATGTTCGAGCAGTTAAGCTTTACTTCATACGACAGGGCTTCAGGGCATTATAATAACGACTTGTCTTACAACAGACGCTCAGTCATAGTTGTAGGAACTGAATTACAAATCTATAACAAGTTTTGTGAGATGATTGAGAAACACGGTTGGCAACTTCAGGATAGTTGGGATAGAGATTTAAAGCCTGAATATTTAAAACACTATAAATCAAATAATAATTCACCAATAATAATTAACTTAATATGAACGGAATACACAAAAGTCTACACGAAATAAATACATTTCAATGTGTAGATAATGAACTATACCTAAGAGGTAAAGATGAAATGGGAAATGACTTTACATTATGCTTTGATGCATTTAACTTCTTAGAGTGGATAGACAAAGAACAAATAGAATATATAAAACAAAAAGTAATTGAGTATGTTGAAGAAAAATAATTTTATTACTTTTACACCAAATTATTAACAGGCAAAAATCCTAGCCAATTAACATAGGTAGAAATATATGCAAACAGAAAAACTAAAAGAAATGTTTTACAAGTACAATCTTGTAAAAGACACAGATGTTTTCCGACATCAACATTTTGTAATCTTAACTCGTTCAGGGATAGAGAAAGTGCAGGCACAGGAAGAAATTGATGTTACTTTTGATGTTATAAAATGTGAACCTAATTTTGCAGGAGTTAAAGCAACAGCAAGAAAAGGAGATAAGATTATTGAAACTTACGGCTCAGCACTTAAAGGAGAAGGTTTTAAGGATGGAAATTGTAACACTTGGTATGTCTTAGAGATGGCAGAGAAAAGAGCATTAGCAAGAAGTATTTTGAAGCTTTTAAATCTGTACGAAATAAATGTCAAGTCAGAAGATGAAGCAGAAGATTTTAAAAAGAGTAATAATTAAATAAATAAATAAAAATGGAAGTAACAGGAAAATTAGTAAAGATACTTGACTTAGAAACAGGAACATCTAAAGCAGGTAAAGAATGGAAGAAGCAATCTATCTTAATTGATACAGGTGGGGACTTTAACAATGAAATATGCGTAAGTGCCTTTGGTGATAAATTAGAGCAAATGCTCAAGCTAGAAGTAGGTATGGAGGTATCAGTTCTTTGTAATGTTTATTCAAGAGAATACAACGGAAGATATTTTCACAATATAGACGGCTACTTTTTCACTAATCAGAGTAATAAGTCTCCACACAAAATGACGAGTGGAGAAGAAGATATGCCTTTCTAAGATGAATACAGAAGATAACTTTAAAAACCTTTGCGACCTTACTACAAGTTTAGTAGGGTTGCCTAAAGGCTCTTTAGCTTTAAAAACTAGAAAGACGGAATACCAAGTACCTAGAATGGTTGCAGCTATGGTTTCAAGACTTGAAGATGAAACTCACAGGGGAACTATTGCTAAAGTATTGGATAGAGATAGAACAAGTATTAACCATTATGAAAGATGTCATTCAGCTAACTATGCTTCTTTCCCTTTTTATCGTGATACATTCAACAAAGTTTATAACGCTTATGCTGAAATAAAAGATGCTAAATTAACTTTCATTGACTTGTATAATTTACAGGAACATCTAAGAAAAAATGGCGTACACGATAGTGCAAAACACCAAACAACTATTCGTATTATTGCAGGTAAATTTGGAACTCATATAAATGTTTCTTACAAAGACTTCTATAATCAATTAGAATTATGTAAGTTAGCCCTTCAAAATTATCAACACGAAATAGAAGTAATATGAAACATTTACTAAGTAGTTCAGCTTTTTTAATAGTGAACAAGCAATTAGCGAAGCAGGTAGGATTGAAGGGTGCAGTCCTACTTGCTGACCTAATTAGCAAAGAAGAATACTTTATTGCCAATGGAATGATTGACGGATGGTTTTTTAATACTGAAGCTAATATAGAACGAGATACTACACTAACTTCATATCAGCAGAGAAAAGTCCTCAAAACGCTTAAAAAGTATGAAATAATAGAAACTAAGCGTAAGGGAATACCTGCAAAGCAATACTTTAAGATTAATGAAGCTAACTTATTGAAACTTTTAAGTTGTGAAGAAACTGAAGGACTAGTGGTTAATAAACTTAATGACTTGTCAGAAAGTAAATCAATAACTATTAATAAGAATAAAGAAATAAAAATAAATAATAAATTCTTTAAAAAGCCAACTGTTGAAGAAGTTCATCAATATTGTAATGAAAGGAAAAATAAAGTATGTGCAGATGCCTTTATAGATTTTTATGAAAGTAAGGGTTGGATGGTAGGAAGCAATAAGATGAAAGATTGGAAGGCTTGCGTAAGAACTTGGGAAATGAGAGATAAAAATAAAAAAACTTATGTTCCTAAATCAATGTCAAAAATAGATATGCAGCTAAATGAATACTTAAAAGGAAAAGAATATTTATGAAACCATTAAAACAAGAAAATTTAAAAGAACTTACTGAAAAGGTTTATGAGCTTATAGCCAAAACTTCAATAGAAATAGGTCATAAAACAGATGGAAAATCTATGGCAAGTCTAAGTAAGATATTTGCATCAGACTTAATACAAGAAAAGCGTTTCGGCAATATGACTTTTAACCAAGTTCAGGACGCTTTTAGACAGGGTGTAAGATTTGGAAAGGATGAACCCTTTTTAAATATCAGAACTTTTTACAAATGGGTGTATGCTCAAAAGAAGTTAGTAGACAATGCCTACTATGAAGTACATACATTAGGGAAGCCAAAAGAAAAAGTTTTATTTTACCAAGAACCTGTAAAACTATTAAGATGATAGGTTGGGTATTAATAACAGCTGTTGTAATGTGGCTAATAAGAAGAATAAGAGAATGAAGATATTAACAATCGTATGGGGAATATTAATTGTGTATTGTATTTTAGAAGTTTATTTTTTTTCTAAGTTTGAAGATGAAATTTGAACGAAAAGCACATAGAGAAAGACAGAACAAAGCCTTAAAACAGTTTTGTAAACACTTTGATTTGACTTATGGCTCACATCAGGAATATGCTCACATTGACGCAGTTCTATATAATAAAGGAAAGATAACAGGGTTTGCTGAAGTAAAAGGAGTTCATAAGAATATAGAGGACGGACAAGATGTTATAGTAGCTATGAGAAAGATAGTAAGAGCGCAACAGCTTCAAGTCAGTAGTGGTAAACCTGTAGCAATTATATGGGCTTTTAATAATGCAATAGTATATGAAAGAATAAACAACTTGAAAGGAATTTTTTATTATGGTGGCAGGAAAATTAGGGAAGGAAGTTCTTTTGACCAAGAAATGCTGATTAAAGTATTAATTAAAAACCTAATAAGAATTGAAAAAGACAGTTAGTAAATTAAAAAAGGAGCTTGATAAAATCTTTTCAGTCTATATTAGACTTAGAGAAGCTAACGAATTCGGAATGTGTCAATGCTTCACTTGTGGAGTAGTCAGGCACTATAAAGACGGAATGCAAAACGGACACTTTCAAAGCAGGAAACATTTATCTACTCGCTTTGATGAAGAAAATTGTCAAGTACAATGCGTGAAATGTAATGTCTATGCTTGGGGTGAACAGTATAAATTCAGTCTAGCTTTAGATGGAAAGTATGGAGAAGGAAAGGCTGAAGAATTACAATACTTAGCTAGAACAACTTTAAAGATTTCTAGGATAGAATATGAGGAAAAGATAAGTTATTACAAATCACTTGTTGATAAGTTAAAAAAAGAAAAGGGAATTGAGTAAACTATTTTATTAAGTTTGGCGTATGATAGAACCAATTTATGCAAGTGAGGAACACAAGAACATAATTGAAACCTATATTTTAATGTGCACAGAGTTTTCAAAAGAAGTAAGCACAAAATTAAAATACAACAACTACTTAGAGGTGTTAGACATAATACTTGAATATCATAATAACTATGGTAAAGGAGTTAAAGAAAACAATTGGTACGATTGGCTAATGATTATTCCAATTAACTTATCAGTAGCTACAAATGGTTTCTTTGCAGGGCTTGAAACAAAAAGTAACTCACCTAAACTTAGAGCTTATAAAATTGTACTTGATGAAATGGTACATGATGTAACAGATAAAATTGACGCATTAGAACAAATAAATGACTGAGATATATGCAGAAATATCAAAGCTAAGTTCTTTCTTTAGAAAGATGTGTTACGGTATAACGCAAGATGAAGAAGCTATTAATGATGCTGTTCAGGAACTTATGATTTATTTTCTACAAATGAACCCTCAGACTTTACAGGACATATACGAAAAAGATGGTTTAAAAGGAATAAAAGGTTACGGTGCTGTTGTATTAAGAAGAAGTTTAACAAGTGTAAGAAGTCCTTTTTATTATAAGTATAAAAAATATTACACCAATTTAGTAGGAGTATATACATCAAGCTGTAGTCAGAACGCTTTTCATAATAGTATCTATAACTTACCTGAAGAAAAAGAAGACAATTACAAATGGGAGAAGTTGGAAGAAATTGACAAAGTATTAGATAAGCAAACTTGGTATGATAAAAAGATATTTGAGCTTTATTATTCAGGAGAAACTTTAGACAGTCTAGCAAAGAAAACAGGAATAAGCAGAAACAGTTTATTTACTACAATAGATAAAGTAAGAGAAATATTAAAAAAGGAATTGAATGAAAATGTATGACCCTGATAAATGTTCTTCTTTTGAAATGATGTTTGGGTTTTCTCAGACAATAATTGTTAAAAAAAGGAAGCCAAAAAAAGCAGATGAAAAAAAGCAAAAGAATGAAAAACTAGTAGCAATATTTCCTTCATAATATGAATAAGTTCTTTGTACCTAACGAAGTCTATGAAGATAGAATAGCAATTTGTAAGAGTTGTATTTATTATTTTAAACCTACAGGAACTTGCAAAGATTGTGGCTGTTTTATGAAAATAAAAGCAAGACTTGCTCCAATGGGGTGCAGTCAAAAGAAATGGCAAAAGACAACAGAGATAGAAACTCCTGATAGTTTACCACAGGAAATAGTAGATGAAATATTAGATATGTGGAAAGACTTAAAAACAGGTAGAGCAAAAGACCAAGCAGCCAAAAAGAGAATGATTGAAACATATAATACAATATACAATACTAACTACAGTCCTAGAACTAACTGTGGCTCTTGTATATCAACTTGCTTTGATGGAATAAAAAAACTATATAAAGAATATGCTAAGGGCTAAACTTAACTTAAATAACAATGCGGTTATTTTCTTATTTTTTTCTGAACCCTTAGCGTATTCATAACTTAAATAAATAGATATGAAAAGAACTTACAAAACAATTAAATGGGTATTAAACAGCCACATTAAAAAGAATGTCAGAAGCCTTTGGACTTGGGAAGACAATAATTTTACTTGTATCTTTGAAAACTATGACGGAGATAGCAGAATATACACACCACACCAATTGATTAAACTTTTAAATAATGACACAGAACGAAAAACTAATTAAAAACCTAGAAAATATGCCAATTGATTTAGATTACAAAGCAATACCTGAACCAAGTTACTACTCAGGGAAGAAGTACGGTTACTCAGCAAGAAAAGTAGTAGAGGACTTTCAACCTGATAGCTATAACTTAGGAACTGCAATCAGTTATTTATTAAGAGCAGGTAAAAAAGAAGGCAACCCTGCTGAACAAGATATACAGAAAGCAATAAACCATTTACACTTTGAACTAGACAGATTACACAATGACAAAGTATAGTTGCGAATGTGGTAAGGAAGAAAAAGAAGTTGGCAAAGCTACAATAGTCTTAAGGGATAAAAAGTGGGTATGCAAAGAAGCTCAATGCAGTTGTGGTAAATGGATGGATAGCAAACCAACAGACGGTATGCCTAACCTTAAAAGAACTGAACCTAGTTTAAGTAAACAAAGGGATAAGCTATGGGCAGGAGCAAAAGAAAAGCTAATAGGTGAAAGAGGTATCAATGAAGACTACTAAATAAATTAATTAAAATTCTATTATATACTATGAAACAACAAGTTAAGATCAGTAAAGTAAAAGGAAACCCTAGCAATCCTAGAATCATAAAGAATGATAAGTTTAAAAAGCTAGTCAAGTCAATACAGGAGTTTCCTGAGATGCTAAAGCTAAGACCCATAGTCGTAGATGAAGATATGATAGTCTTAGGTGGCAACATGAGATTGAAAGCAAGTAAAGATGCAGGGCTTAAAGAAGTATGGATTGAAATAGCAGAAGGACTTACTGAAGAACAAAAGAAAGAATTTATAGTAAAAGACAATGTAGGATTTGGAGAATGGGAATGGGATATATTAGCTAATGAATGGGATAGTGTTCAACTTGCTGAATGGGGTTTAGATGTTTGGGAAAATCAAGATGATGCAATAGTTGAAGATGATGATACATATACAAGAAAGATAGTAGCTCCAACCTATGAACCTAAAAATGAAAAGCCAAATATAGTTGATTTATTTGACACTAAAAAAGCAGATGAACTAATAGACAAAATAAAAGAAGCTGACTTAAGTAGAGAAGAACTAATGTTTTTATCTCATTGTGCATTAAGACATACAGTTTATGATTACAGTAAGATAGCAGACTTCTATGCACACTCAAGCAAAGAGATTCAAGAGCTTATGGAAGATTCCGCTTTAGTGATAATAGACTTTGACAAAGCTATTGAGAATGGATATGTAAAACTAACTAAGGATATTGCAGCAGCTTATGAAAAGAATGGCATACTATGATAGATGAAGATTTTGCTGTATTTATATTAACACACGGAAGAGCTGATAATGTAAAGACTTATAAAACATTAAAGAGATTTGGATATACAGGAAAGATATATATTGTAATAGACAATGAAGATAAAAGTGCAGAAGATTATTACAAAAACTTTGAGAATGTAGTAATGTTTAATAAGAAAGAAGTAGCAAAAACATTTGATGAAGGGGATAATTTTGTAGATAGAAGATCAATAGTCTATGCAAGAAACGCTTGTTTTGAGATTGCTAAAGAATTAGGGATAACATACTTTGTGCAATTTGATGATGACTATACAGATTTTAGTTATAGGTTTAATAGTGAATTATCTTATAATAATACAAGGGGTTTTATTAATAAGATTGATGATGTTTTTATGTCAATATTAGAATACTATAAATCAATACCTGTAAAATCAATAGCAATATCACAAAATGGTGATTGGATAGGTGGTAAGGATAGTAGTTGGGCTAAAGAGCTAAAACTTAAAAGAAAATGTATGAATAGCTTTTTTTGTAGTACAGAAAGACCATTCCAATTTACAGGTAGAATTAATGAAGATGTGAATACTTATACAAACTCAGCTAGTAAAGGTGATTTATTTTTAACGATTCCTAATGTATCTTTAAAGCAAACAGATACACAAAGCAATAAGGGTGGTATGTCTGATATTTATGCAAATCAAGGAACTTATGTAAAGTCTTTTTATTCTGTAATGTTTAGTCCTTCATCAGTAAAGGTAGCTCCTATGGGAACACTTCAAAGACTACATCATAGAGTAAGTTGGAACAATGCAATCCCTGTAATATTAAATGAAAAATATAAAAAGTAATGGAACAGAATAGAACACAGATCAACAAAGATAGAATGCTCAAAGCTTTAGAGAGTTCACTAGGTGTAATAACAACAGCTTTAAAGGCTTGTGATTTATCAAGAACAAACTTTTATAAGTGGTTAAAAGAAGATGAAGAATTTGCTAAGGCAGTATCAGAAGTGCAAAACATTGAGAATGACTTTATTAAGTCAAAGTATTATGAATGTGTAAAAGACAAAGTGCCTTCAGTTGTAATACACGCAGCTAAGACTAGACTTGGTTGGAATGAAACAAACAGAGTAGATATAACTTCAGGCGATAAAGCTATTAATATGCCTATTATTACATTTGTAGAAACTGATACTGAATAATAAATACAATCCATTATTCTCATCTGATGCTCGTTACTTTATAATTACAGGCGGTAGAGGTTCAGGAAAGTCTTTTGCTGTTACAGTTTTTCTTACTTTGCTTACAATGACTAAAGGGATAAGAATACTCTTTACTCGTTATACTATGACTTCAGCTCACTTATCAATTATACCTGAGTTTTTAGAAAAGATAGGGCTACTAGGATTTGATGAAGTCTTTAGTATTAATAAAGCAGAAGTAGTAAATACAAGCAATCAGTCAGATATTCTATTTAGAGGAATTAGAACCTCAGCAGGTAATCAAACAGCTAGCTTAAAGTCTTTACAGGGAATAAGCACTTGGGTATTAGATGAAGCTGAAGAACTTGTTGATGAGAATATCTTTGATACTATTGATTTAAGTATAAGAGAAAAGAACATACATAATAGAGTAGTATTAATATTGAACCCTGTTACTAAGGAACATTGGATTTACAAAAGGTTTTTTGAAGACAAAGGCATAGAGGGTGGTTTTAACGGTTCTAAGGACAATGTATGCTATATACATACTAGTTACCTAGATAATATATTAAACCTCTCTCACAGCTTCCTAGAGCGTATTAAGAGCATAAAGCACAGAAACTTTAAAAAGTATCAGCACAAAATCTTAGGGGGTTGGTTAGACAAAGCAGAAGGAGTTGTATTTGAGAATTGGTCAATAGGTGAATTTAATCCTGATGGCTTACAGACTTCTTGCGGTATGGACTTTGGTTTCTCAGTAGATCCTGATAGTCTTACTGAAGTAGCTATTGATAAAAGAAAGCGTAAGATATATTTAAAAGAACATATCTATAAGAACGGATTAAAGTCAAATGAGTTAGCTCAAATCATATTAGACAAAGTAGATAATAAACTTATCATAGCAGACTCAGCAGAACCAAGACTAATAGCAGACCTTAGACATTTAGGAGTAAACATCAAACCTGTAAAAAAAGGAACTATTGAAAGTGGAATAACTCGTATGCAAGACTATGAGCTTATAATAACACCTGATAGCACTAACATAGCTAAAGAGCTAAACAATTACATATACGCTGATAAAGGCTCTAAGCTTTATGTAGACAACTACAATCACGCAATAGACGGTGTTAGATATAATGTTATTTATCACCTAGACAATCCTAATGCAGGGAAGTATTATGTACAGTAAACTAAAAACAACAAATTTCTATTATATAACAGATGAAAGTAAAAGTCAAAAAGGAAGGTAAGGTAAAAGAGTTCAAATTGATTAGTAGTTGGGAAGATGTAACTCTTGAAAAATGGTTGCAACTTATTGATTTGCAAACAGGAACTAAAACAGAAGAAGCAACAGAAACAATAGCAGCGTTATCTAATATTCCTAAACAGTTAGTAAAGGAATTAGCTTTAAGAGATGTAGCAGTAATAATGAGTAGGATAGCAGAGCTACAGAATAAGCAAGATACAAAGCTAAAAAGGATAATTGAAATAGATGGTGTTGAGTATGGCTTTCATCCTGATTTAGATAGCATAACATTAGGGGAGTATGCAGACATTGAAACATTTATTAAAGGTGGAATAGAAAATAACTTACCTGAATTGATGGCTGTATTGTATAGACCGATTAAGGAAAAGAAGAATGATATTTATGTTATTGATGCTTATGATGGAAATATTCGGCTTAGGACGGAAGAAATGAAAAAGATGTCAGCTCAGCAAGTGCAAAGTGCATTGGTTTTTTTTTACACTTTAGGGAAGGAGTTGTCAGAGATTTTGCCATTGTATTTGATGGAGCAGCTGAAGGAAATGAAGACGCAATAGCGACAGAAAGCTTTGCAGAGAAGTGGGGATGGTTTGGTGTGATGTATAGATTGACAAATGGTGAAATAGTAAATTTAGAAAGAATAACGAATTTAGGATTGTTAGAGTGCTTGACTTGGTTAAGTTATGAAACAGATTTAAACTCACAAAATAAAGTACAAAGAAATGGTAAACAATAAAACATATAATAATGTAGTAAACACTTTACTTAGACTAGGTGAGTTTCACGAACAAATAAGCACAACTTCAGTTGGAGATATATATGACCTCAATCTTGAAAAGATGGAGAAGTTTCCTTTAATGCATATAAACCCTACATCAGTAACTACAGGAGATAGTCAATTGACATATAACTTTCAAGTGTTTATTATGGATATGGTTTCTGAGAAGTCAGATTGGCAAACTAAACAACAAGCAGATTTAACTAAGTTAGTTAATACTAAGAATAACGAACAAGAAGTATTCAATCAAACATTACATATATGCACAGATATAATAGGTATGCTTAGACATAGTTCAAGACAATCAATAGCAGGAGTTAATGATATTAACGAACCTATCTATTTTACACAAGACCAATTTACAATAGAACCTTTTCAGGAAAGATTTGATAACTTGTGTTGTGGATATGTATTTAATTTAGGAGTATTAGTTCAAAACGATTTTCAGACTTGTGATATCCCTGTTCGTCCAACAGGTGCAGGTTACTAATGCTAAAATTTAAGATAGGAAGACTAATAGTTCAAATAGGATGGAAAAAATTTAAAATAACAATAAAATTATAACAATAAAATTATGGCAGCAGACTTAACAACAACAATCACAGAAAATGTCGTCTTGAACGGCTCAGTAAGAGGTTCTACAAACACATTAACAACTACTAACATAGTAGATGTATTTGAAAGAATATTAACTTGTACTCATTCACAGACTACAACTGTAGCAGTATTTAATTCTACTCCTTATGGTGCTGATGGTGCTTTAGATGTAGAAAATTGTAAATACTTTAGAGTAACTAATTTAAGTGCAGACCAAGATATGAAAGTAGCTTTTGTAACAGCAGCTACAAACTATCAAGTAACTGTAAGAGCAGGGGGTTCTCATATCTTATTCCAAGCTGAAGAAGCAATGATTGCTGAAGCAGATACTACACCTAACTTTCCTACATTAGAGGATTTAGTTACTGTAGAAGTTAGACCTTCAGCAACAACTGATATTCAAGTAGAAGTATTTGCAGCACTTGTATAATGAAAACAGAAGCTCTTGAAAGATACCTTAATAGCTTTGGTAAACAAGTAGTAAACAGAGCAAAAGGAAATTTACAAAAAGCAAAAGGTGGTGGCACTAATTTAGAGAACTCATTAAGTTTTAAAGTTATTACTGATGCTGATGGTTTTAGTGTACAATTCTTTATGGATAGCTATGGTACTTTTGTAGATAAGGGAGTTTCAGGAACAGATGTCAGAAGAAGTTTTAAAGATTATAAAGGTAAGACAATTTCAAGTCCTTACAAGTACACTACAAAGCAGCCACCTAGCAGAGTGCTTGATAAGTGGATAGTAAAAAAAGGAATAGCTCCAAGAGATGAAAAGGGTAGGTTTATGTCTAGGAAAAGTATATCTTTTTTAATAGCTAGAAGCATTAAGAGAAAAGGAATACAAGGTATTAGTTTCTTTCAAAAGCCTTTGATGTTAGGATTAAAGCAGTTCGGTAAAGAAATGCTAGGGGCAGTAAAAGATGATATTATTAACGGATTAACAACAGTAAAATAGAATGGCAACAGTAATAGAACAAGAACCTTTATACCCTCAACTTCCTGTAGGACAAGAGGTAATTTTTGTAGTATCAAACAGTACAATAGTAGGAGTACAAACTAATGTAAGATTTATAGCAGATGTTTATGTAAGTGATACTACACCTACAGCAATATCTACAACTTCAACACCAACAGCTACTTTTAAAACAACACCTAACAATGCAGGAGTAGGTATATTTGATTTCAGACAAGTAGTAGAGAATTATGTAAGTTCTGATAATATGGCTGCAAATAATAGTAAATACAAAACAACATTAACAACTGATAGTACATCTCATCCTATTCATTTAATAAATCAATATTCAAGAAATAAAAAAGCTGCTAGATGGTTGAATATAGAATTTAAAACACAATATACTGATGCAAATGGTGATGTTCAGATAGACACACCAATTGTTGCAAATGATAACTATAGATTGTTTAATAGCTACTTAAAACATTCTGATATTCTTACAATGGGGATAGGTTCAACTGCTAACAACTTTGGTTTTAATTTAGGTATCTTTAATTTATCAAGTCCTAGTCATAGGTTCTTAACTAATGCTCCTGCTACTCAGTATGCAAATTTAGAAGATTATGGAACACTTGCTTTTTTAGCTCCTAATAATTTTGTAAGCTACATACAACTAATATATAAAAATAGTGCAGGTGTTCAGATAGGTACAGAAGATGTTGATAAGGATTTTGCGAATGGAGCTTATGCTGCTCTTGGTTCAGAAATATCTAATAGACTTTTATACTTTGGTTGCTTCCCTGCTAACTTACAAAATTGGAGTAGTACTTTTAATGCTTTAGTTTCACCTGTAGACCAAATGAGTGGTGGTTCAATATTAGTAAGGGCTTTTGATGTAAGCAATACAGCAATATCTAAAACATACACTATAAATGTTAATTGTCCTGACTTAAAAGGCTTTGAGTCTATAAGACTTTGTTGGCTAAATCAATGGGGTGCTTGGGATTACTACACATTCACTAAGAAGTCAGTAAGAAGCATATCAACTAAAGGTTCTACATATGAGCAATTAGCAGGAAGTTGGAATGAAGCAGCTTACAGAGTAGATAGTTATAAAGGCGGCAAGAAAGCATTTAGAGTTAATGCAACTGAGAAAATAAAATTGAATACTGACTTTGTAAGTGCAGATGAAAATATAATGTTTGAAGAACTAATAAATAGTCCTGAAGTATATATTTTAGAAGGTTATCAAACAGACGGTACTTTCTCAGCACTTAACCAATATGTAAAACCTGTAAGGCTTACAACTTCTAGTTTTACAAAAAAGACAGTAGCAAATGATAAACTTATTCAATATTCTTTTGAAGTAGAAAAGAGTAAAACACTAAGAACACAATCAGTCTAATGAGTGTACAATTAATAGTATTCCCTCAGAGTTATGACGGACAATATAGCTCAATAGCTTCAACTGCTAGTGATTTTGTAGTTGATGGTACAAACTTTAATACAATAAACAATTCAGATAGTTACGATAGTAGTAGTAGTAATGTTTTTTTAGATACCTTAACTAATCAACCACCTTCACCAATTAATACTTGGTTTCGTTTCAGAAGCACAGCATTTGGAACACCTACCTTACCATCAAGTGCATCAGGCAATTTAACTTTATATTCAACAACTACATCAACTTTGTCAGGAATATATCAAAAACTATCTAACTTAGTTGTAGGTGCTGTTTATGAGATGATAATAGACTTAAATACAACAGGAACAGGTTTTCTTATTACCAATGCTTTTAATGGTACTAATAATGTCGCAGGGGCTACATACTCAGCTAGTCAAAGTCAAATTACTTTTTCTTGGACGGCTGCTAGTACAGAAGACACTATAGTTATAACTTATTATAACACAATAGCAGACAATATTGTTATAAGTAATATTTCTGTTTCAGGTGAGGAACTAGTTTCAGCAGATGGTCAAGTTATTTGTGACCTTTATGAAGATGAAGATATTCCTTTAAGTCTTAGTGTTGATGATTTTAAAAATGTAGCTGAGAAAGTACAGTCATATTCAAAGGCTTTTAATCTTCCTGCTACAAAAAGAAACAATCAAATCTTTGACAATATATTTGAAATAACAAGAATAGATACAAGAATTAACTTTAATCCTTATAAAAGAACAAAGGCAATACTAAAGCAAGATGGCTTTTTATTATTTGAAGGCTATTTAAGAATGATAGATATTTCTGATAAGTCAGGAGAAATAAGTTATAATGTTAATCTATATTCTGAAGCAGTAGCTTTAGCGGATGTATTAGGCGATAGAACATTCTCTGATATGGGTTTTTCTGAATTAGAACACTATTATAATTTAACAAACATTCAAGCTACTTATGGAAGTACAGGGGTAACATATTTAAACGCTAGTACTTCAGGCTTTAGAGCTGCTGATACTGTAAAATACCCTTTTGTAGATTGGACGCACCAATACACTTTTAATGCTAGTTCAGGGTTTCCTGTTTTACAAAATTTAGAAAGTGCATTTAGACCTTTTTTAAATATTAAATATTTAATAGATAGAATATTTGAAGTAGTGCCTTTTACCTATGAAAGTGAATTCTTTGACACAGACGACTTTAAAAAGTTGTATATGGACTTTAATTGGGGGGATGATAATATACCAACTACACAAACCGGAACTTATCTTGCAAGATGGAAATTTAATGTTTCCCCTTCAATACCTTCTAATATTGGTAACAATTCTTTTAAGGAGTTTCACTTAATACCTGAAACAACTTCACCACAACAAGCTCCTTCAGAGTTACCCCCTAACTATAACGCAGCGACTAATATTATCACAGCAACTACAGGTAACGAAATCTATGATATTAGTTATAACTTTCTTTTGGGAAAAACATCTGCAACTTCTGAAAGTATAGAGTGTCAATGGTTGCATAATTCAACACCAATAAATCAGCAAACAGTACTTATACCTCCTCTTAATACTATAGGTTCATATACAGGAAACTTTCAAATTGCTTTACAGGCAGGAGATACTCTTTCAGCACAATTTAAAGGAGATACTGATATTAGGCAAAATGAAAATTTTGCATCTCATTGTGTTTTCGTGCAGTCTTCTTCTACAATTTCAAGCACAAACTTAGAGGTTTTAAGAGGAGAACTAGGTCAATGGGATTTCTTAAAAGGAATTATGACTATGTTTAATTTAGTTACTATTCCTGATGAAGATAACCCTAGCAATATATTGATAGAACCTTATAGAGATGTGTTTATAAATAATTCTAATAGTGTTGAGTTAGATTGGACAGATAAGATAGATGTATCAGAAATGAAGTTAGTTCCTTTAACGGACTTAAACAAAAAGACTATTTTTAAGTTTGTAGAAGATGAAGACGACTATGCATTTATGAATTACAAGCACTCAGTAGGTGGACATTTATACGGAAGTAAGGAATATGATGCTTCAGACTTTACGATTTTAGCAGGAGAAGATGAAATAGTTGCAGAACCTTTTGCAGCTACAGTAATAAAACCTTTAATGTCGCAATTTTCTGACTTTATTACCCCTTCTCTTTATTCTATGAATGAAGACGGAACTTCTGAAGGTTTTGATAACAGCCCTAGAATAATGTATAATAATGGTGAAAAAACTTTAGCAAGCTGTACATACTACATACCCCCTCAGAACGGTGTAGGTGGAAGTGCTTTTGCAAATCAGTTTTTACAATTTAGCCACTTAACAGATATACCAACAATAGCAGGTACACCAACAATAGCAGGTACTAGAGATTTTCATTTTGGCGAATGTCAATTGATACAGCCTGTAGGAGACCCTGTGCCTGATAATCTATTTAATTTGTATTGGCTACCTTATTACTCTGAGCTTTATAATCCTGATACTAGGACTATGACTATTAAAGTTAATCTAAGTCCTTCTGATATTAATACTTTTAGGTTTTTTGATACAGTAATGATTAAAAACAGAACATACAGGGTAAACAAGATAGACTACAAACCAAACGATTTAGCAACAGTTGAATTTATACTACTCCCATAATGAGCAAAATACCAACAATACCATATTTATCAGGGTTTGATGTAAAACCTTTAATGACTTCACAAATAGGAATAGTAACCTTTACTGACGGAACTAATAACATAACACCTAACCAAGTACAATGTGAAGCATACGGATATACTTACAACAAAGCAGATGGAACTTGTTCTACTTTTAGATACAATACAAGTTTAGACAGGAGCTTTAGCGACCTAAACAATAAATTTCAGGGAGCAAACAATACAACAGAAACAGGAACTAATAATACTCACATAATAGGAACTAATAATACAGTAAAAGGATTATCACGAAATAACATTATAGTAGGTAATGAAAACGAAATAGCAAATGGAGTAAACAATGCTTCAGTCTTTGGAAACTATGGAATAGCAGAAAGAGATGGAGAAGTAGTTATTGGTGGCGGTGGTTTTAGTGGTGCAGGTGTAGGTAAAGCTCAAAGTTCTACAATTACCTTAACAGGAACTACAACAGACGGAACAGCTACTAATCTTTTTGTTAATGGTGATAGTACCAATACAATTATAGCTAGAAGTTCTACAAGTTCTTTTCAGGGCTTTGAAGCAACTGTAATAGGTGTTAGAACAGGAGGTAGTGCAGGAAGAGGTTCTGTTAATGATAGAATATGTATAAGAG